TGTTTTATGAAGGAGCAGACGATGAGTAGATACATAGATGCAGATGCGCTGATGCAAAACATTCCAAACGAGGAAATGATAGCGAAGATGGCTATTGCACACGCACCGACCATCGCCACTAAACAGATCAAATACTATGACGAGGACGGAAAGGTGTGGAAGATTGGCGAGGTGATTGTAGATGAGTAGGTACATAGAGGAGAAATGGCTAAACAAGCGAATAAAAGACTCCTATAGAGAAAGAATTGGTTTAGACTCCGCACCAAGCATTGACATCGTGCGGTGCGGAGAGTGCAAGTATTGCAAGCATCGAGTTGATTTTAAGAATGACTATTGCATACAACATTCAAAAGTGTTGTATAGCACAGATGGCTATTGTTCATGGGGAGAAAGAGAGGGCGAGTGATGATACCCGAAAGAGAGCGAGAAGCACTAATGAGGCTGACGATGTGTGCAAGGGAAGAGTGCGGTATGTGCAAGTACAAAGAAACTTGTGATTTCGACTTTCAGTATGAAACCGCTACAAAGTGTATGAACATACTTGCCGATGCGCTAAGCAAGACCGAGAACAGTTCGGAAAAACCGAACAACTCAACTATTTCCAAAATGGAACAAGTTGGAAAGGAGTAGCGAATGACCATAGAAATTGAACAAGAAGACCTTGATGTGCTTTGTGCGTGTGCTTTGAGATACTGTCACGGCAGACGAACTTATATGCCGAGACTTGTACAAGAGATTGTTCAGAAGCATTTCGATGATTTGTCTGATGAGGGTTTGAAATGCATCAGAGCAGACTCGGGATTCCAAGCAGGATTAGACCTTTGGGGCGATGATTGTGACAAGCAAGATTGGCTGAACTTCTATGAAGCGATAGACAGATATAGGCGGAAGAAAAGGAGCAAGTAGATGATGCACGAATGTACCTGTAGAATCTGCGGAAAAACATTTTACGCTAACAACAAAAGGCAGGTGATCTGTTCGGAAGATTGCAAGAAGGTCGCAAATCGTGAATGGCATAGGCGGTATATCGAAAAGAACTCGGCTCGCATAAAAGAACGGCAGCAGCTAAAACGAGAACGAAAGAAGCTGGATGCTATGCGCAAGCCCGACCATATTGTAGCAATAGGGTACGCAGAACGGCAGATTGCGGTTACCCTAAAACTGGCAGGAAAGGTAAAAACGGAATTATGAGCAAAAGATGCGATAATTGCGCAAGGGCTAAAGAACCAGATAAAAACAGAGACCTATTTCCTATTAAATGCACCCGCCACGATTGGTGGGTAGATTACGGCTATTCCTGTGGAGATTGGGAGGGAGTCGAAGCAGACGGCTTTATTACTGACACGGAAAGGCTAAAAAATGATAGAAACGGTCAACGAACATTGTGAGCACCCAGATTGCAAATACAGGGGGCGCTTTAGCCACGTAGACGACGCGTGCTTTTATATGTATTACACGGGCAACCGCAGGGGTTGCGATATAAGCAAATGCGACAAATACAAAACCGGCAGGATAGATACCGTTTTGACACTTGATGGGGTAATATACAGGGGATTGGACGATGACGTATGAAGAATTCATTAACAAACCGCTCGAACTTATGCAAAAGATCGAGCACAAAATAGAGGATGTGCAATTCAAGTGGACGCTTTGCCTAAACACTACGCAGGGCTTTTCCGAACGGGTGCAGACCTCGCCAACCAATACAACTGAGCTGCGGGTCATTAAATATGCACAAGCTAACAAGGAATTGACCGAACTGCAGGCAGAATACGACGAGTCCTGCGATCACGTAAGGGGCTTTTTATACGGCAATCTGGAACTTAACGATGCCGACGTGCTAGATTGGAAATACTGCAACGGCAAGTCTATTAAGGAAATTGCAGGCATACGCAACCTTACATATTCGGGCGCAGCAAGCAGAATAAGCCGTGCAGAAACCCGTGCGCGTTCAAAATTCAGCGATTTGCGTAGCTTTGACAAAGATTCGTAATGTCAATGGGTATATAATGGTATCAGTAAGAATGGGTAAAAACTTGCTGATATTCTTCATCATACTAATCTCCATATTTTCATATAATAAGGACACAGAAGAAACGAGAATTGGCGGCTCGTTTCTTTTGTTTTAGGGGGACTTTATGGAAAAACTATATGAGACCATAAAACTTAATAAGCTGAGACCTTATGCCAACAACCCAAGAAACAACGACAACGCAGTACCGGCTGTAGAAGCGTCTATCGAGCAAGTAGGTTATATAACTCCTATAGTGGTGGACGAAAACTACGAAATACTTGCAGGGCACACAAGGACAAAGGCTCTGCAGGCTATGGGCGTGAAAGAAGCAGAGGTGCTTGTGGTAAAAGGGCTGTCAGAAGAAGCCAAACGTAAATACAGGCTGCTTGATAACAAAACAAGTGAAGCGGCTTCGTGGGACTTTAACGCTTTGGCGCTTGAAATAGCAGACCTTGACTTTGAGGGGTTCGACTTTGGTTTCGATGTCGACATAGCGGACGAAGACTACGGCACAGACTTCACGCTGCCAGACGGCGACAAGTCAGATATGTGTCAGATCACTTTCTACCTGCACGAAGAACAGGCGGGACTTATTAGGTACGCTATGGAACTTGTTTCGGACGAAGTGTACGAAACCTTTGGCAACAAGAACAAACACGGCAACGAACTGTATGAGGTTGTAAGGCAATGGGCAGAGCAAAGGAGATAGAGGTAAAGGTAATACCGGCAAAGATAGCAAACGACTTTGTACGCAAGCACCATTACAGCGGTAAGGTAGTGCCTAACAGCAAACTGCACTTCGGGGCATTTTTAGACGGCAAGCTGCATGGCGTTATGTCATACGGGGCAAGCATGAGCAAAGAAAAAATAGTAGGGCTTGTCGAGGGCACAGGTTGGAACGAATTTATTGAACTTAACCGTATGGCTTTTGATGACTACCTACCACGCAATGCCGAAAGCTATTGCATAGCGAAGTCAATCAAGCTGATAAAGAAAAACGCACCGCACATTAAATGGATCATATCATTCGCAGACGCTTGTTCCTGCGGTGACGGCACTATATACAGGGCGAGCAATTTCGTACTGACCGGCATAACCGTGAACAAAGGCATGGTACTTTTGCCAAGCGGGGAAAAGATACACCATTTGTCTTTAGGGGCGCATCAAAACACACCACGCCCAGAATTGGGGGGGTTGACAATAGGTCAACTATGCGGCGGCTCGTTCAGTATGAAAAAGTATCTTGAAGCTAGCGGGGGCAAGATGCTTGAGGGCTATAACCTGCGGTACATCTACTTTATAGACAAGTCCTGCAGAGAAAAACTAACTGTGCCGGAAATACCGTTCAGCAAGATAGATGAAATAGGCGCAGGAATGTACAAAGGCGAAAAGATAACACAAGCAGAAAGGCACATAGACAAATAATGTGCCAATATATGCGTTATTAGTTTATGCAGTAAAACAGCTTCATACCAGAAGAAAAAGGCGGCGCAAGTCCGACCATAACGCTCCAAAGGTATATAAACATGGCTAAAGAAGAAAACCTTAAAGGACACGGATTCCACGAAATAGCAGCGGAGAAGCAGCGACAAATAGCGTCAGAGGGCGGTAAGGCTCGCGTAAAGCAACGCAGAGCACAAAAGGCGTTCCGTGATTGCCTAAATGCAATACTTGAAGAAGACGGCGGAACCTATAAGGGCGAAATCGTAAGCAAGAAAGAGCTTATAGCAATAAGGGCGCTCAAATACTTGATAGAAAAAGAAGACCTCGACGCAAGGGAGTTTGCAAAGCTATTCGAGGTAGTGCGCGACACCATAGGCGAAAAACCTATAGACCGCGTACAGGTGTCAGAACTTGACCAGAGCGTAATAGACGAAGTCGAAGCGGTAATAGCTGAAGCAAAAGAAGAACCGAACTATGTTGAGTCAACAGCAACGCGAGAAATTGGAATTCCTTTGGAATAACCCATATAGATTCGGGCATATGCTCGGCTTTAATGATCTGGGCACACTCCACAACCATTGGATGCGCGAAATGCTGACCGCAAAGAACGACAGAACCTTGCAGGCACACAGGAACAGCTACAAGACAACCTGTGTGTCTATTGTTTTGGCAATAATTATTATTTGTATGCCGAACAAAAGGACGCTGTTCTGCAGGAAGACCGACACCGATGTAAAGGAAATAGTCAAGCAGGTAAAGAACATATTGCTACACCCAAAGACGCAATACTTTGTTATGTGCATATGGGGAAAAAGGCTTGAGCTAACCGTGGACAACAGCAACGAACTATCCACGAACCTTACAACGGACATCAAGGGCTCGTCACAGCTTGTTGCGGTAGGTACTCAAAGTTCTGTAACCGGCAAGCACTACGACTTCATATTTACCGACGACATAGTAAACATAAAGGACAGGGCGTCAAGGGCAGAGCGCGAAAAGACCAAAACATTCTATGAGGAATTAAACAACGTTAAGATGCTCGGCACGGGGCGCATATTCAACACGGGCACACCGTGGCACCAAAACGATGCCTTTGAGATAATGCCGCCTGCTGAGAAATACGATTGCTATAGCACCGGCATTATGACGGACGCTATGATCGCAGACAAACGCAGCCGTATGGCAAAGGGCGTATTTGCGGCTAACTATGAACTGCGCCATGTTGCATCGGACGATGTACTGTTCACAGACCCAAAGATAAACGCGCCAAGAGAAATGGCGATGCAGGGCGAAAGTCACGTAGATGCGGCGTACTACGGCGAAGACTACACAGCATACACAACAATAGCGATCCACGACGGCAAGTTCTATGTACTCGGCAAATGTTGGCGCAAGCACATAGACGACGTAGAAGACGAAATAGTAGCGCTCCAACAGGAAATGCAGGCAGGGCGCTTGCATATGGAGACCAACGCAGACAAGGGCTATGCAGGCAAGTCGCTCAAACGCAAGGGCGTGCGCGTAGCTACATATCACGAATCGCAGAACAAGTACATAAAGATAAGTTCGTATTTAAAATCGGAATGGCAGGATGTTGTCTTTGTAGAGGGTACAGACCCTAAATACATTGAACAGATATGCGACTATAACGAGGACGCAGAGCACGACGATTGCCCCGATAGTTTGGCAAGTTTAATACGAATAATAGGGAGAAAGAAGAAGCGGGCAACAGAGACCGCGACGGCAGAGGACGCTTTTAGCCGGTACACGTACTACTGAAAGGGACAAAATGCGGACATATCAAGACTTACTTAAAGTGGGCAAAAACGAAGCAGCGCGCAAGGACTTCGTATACGCCCTTATTAATGAGCACAAGGGGTCGAAAGACTACAAAACAGCTCAAGACGCATATAGCTACTTTTGCCACAAGAACGTAACTATTGGCAATTACCAGAAGCTATTATGCACGGTAGAGGGTAAATACATACCCGACACATTTTCCTCCAACTACAAAATGGCATCCAACCACCTATACAGGTTTATCACACAAGAGGTGCAATACCTGCTAGGCAACGGCATTACATGGAAAGAGGAAAGCACCGAAAGCAAGTTAGGCTTTGGCAAGAAATCTATCGACAGGCAACTGCAGGACGCAGCCACAAAAGCCCTGTGGGGAAAGGTAGCGTTCGGCTTTTACGACAAAGATCACGTTGAGGTGTTCAGCTTTCTTGAGTATATCCCGCTGTTTGACGAAATCGACGGCTCTATGAAAGCCGGTATTCGTTATTGGCAGATAGACGAGGGCAAGCCGCTACGCGCTACTCTGTATGAGATAGACGGCTTTACAAAGTACGTATGGAACGCCGACCCAGACGCACCGATAGAGGACAAGCCAAAACGCGGGTATATTGAAAAGCTACGCGGGTCACAGGCAGACGGTGAGGAAATATACGACTATGAGAATTACCCGTCGTTCCCTATCGTACCGCTGTGGGCTAATAGCGAGCGCCAGAGCGCACTTGTAGGGCTGCGTGAGCAGATAGATTGCTATGACCTTATAAAGTCGGGCTTTGCTAATACGGTAGACGAAGCGAGCATCGTATACTGGACTCTGCAGAACGCGGGCGGTATGGATGACGAAGACCTTGCAAAGTTTGTTAAGCAGATGCGCGACCTGCACGCTACGGTAATGGATGTGGACGGGGCAAACGCCGAAAGCCACACCATAGACGTACCGTGGGAGGCACGGGAAAAACTTCTGGACAGAATAAGCAAGGATATGTACCGCGATGCTATGGCTCTCGATACTGAGAACATAGCCGGCGGCGCAGTAACGGCTACGCAGATCATGGCGGCATATGAGAACCTCAACGCAAAGTGCGACAAGTTCGAGTATCAAGTATTGGACTTTTTAGAGGGCATTATGGCGGTTGCAGGTGTTACTGACGAGCCGACCTTTACGCGTTCAATGATAGTGAACCAAACAGAAACGGTTTCCGTACTGTTGCAGGCGGGGCAATTTTTAAGTCAAGACTACATAGCTAGAAAGCTTCTTGACGTACTAGGCGACGGCGACAAGGCGGACGAAGTGCTGTCAGAAGTAGAGCAGGAGAACATAGACCGCTTCACGGGTGGCTTTGAGGTTGCGCAGCCTACTGATGTGATACCGGTATAAATGAATGGACAAAGGGCACAGGTACACCGACAAACAGATAGAATTACTTGAGAAGCGGCTCGAACGCCATTATCAAGGCGTGAGCGCAGAGGCACGCAAAAAGCTGATAAAGTATCTCAAGGAAAATCAAGAACGCTACACGGAACTGTGGCGGCAGCTTGACGAGGGCGAGATAACCGAAGCGCAGTTTGACTATCTGATAATGTCGGACAACGAACTGGAATCCATACAGGGCGAGCTGGTCAATGATTATGTTGAGGCAGATGCAAAAGCCATGTCGATAGTCGGCGCGGCTTTAGGTATCGTGTTCGCATTTAACCACAACTATCAAGGCGACAAGATGCGTGCAGAAACGGGAATAAGGATACCAAAGGTACGCAAGCGAATGTTACCGCCACCGAACCCCGATAAGATGAAAGACCGCATTTGGCATCGCATAAAGATACGCCTTGTGGTCAACCACGGCATCAAGCACGGGCGCACTACTACCGAAGTAGCAGATGAGCTAAACAAGGTCACGAACATGGACTTGAACGCCGCGTACAGGGCGGCAAGGACAGCGTGTACTAATGCGGAGAATCAAGGCAAGCTGAACGCGATGCTTGTTTTACGGGACAAATACGGTGTCGATGTAAAGAAACAATGGTATGCGACATTGTCCGACAACAGGACGCGCACAAGCCATAGAGAAATACACGGCGAAATCAGAGAACTTGAGGAACCGTTTTCTAACGGGCTACTTTATCCGGCTGATCCCGACGGCGACCCGAGCGAAGTGTGGAACTGCCGATGCACACTAATAGCCGTTATAAGCGGCATGGACGATATACAACACGCTCCAAGCGGCATGAGCAGAAGCGAATGGATAAAAAAGGAGCCTGTTACAAAGAACTATCCGCTTAAATATCAGACGGAGAAACAGAAACGGCATGGGCGTAACAATCGAAATAAAAGTAGATAATACAAAGGCGGTGCTTGATGAAACGCAAGCGCACAAGGAGCGGGCATTAATCAAGTGCGGCGCAGCGTGGGAAAGCTACGCAAAGCAAGGCGCGCCCGTAGACACGGGGCGACTGCGTAACAGCATAACCCACGAACTTGAAAGCCCCGACACCGTGGCTATAGGTTCAGACGTTAAATATGCAATATATCAAGAAATGGGCACTACACGAAACGGCAAGCCCGCCGTGCCAGCGAAATGGTTTTTAAAATTGGCTGGGGTAATGCACATAGAAGAATATGAAAATATAATAGCAAACGAATTTAATAACGGATAGCCCCATACGGGGCGTTATGGCGGGTTAGCATAAAAGTAATGCACGCGGCTTTGAACCGCGGGAAGCAGGCGCGATACCGGCACCCGTTACCATTTCCCCGAAAGGGGATTTTTTAATAGCTAAAAACAACCTAATTACAAAGCAACGTAACCGAAGTATAGGAGGACAAACTAATGGCATTTACGCGCAAGATGCTCAAGGCAATGAGCATTGAGGATGAAAAAATCGACGAAATCATTGAGGCACACAGAGAAGTGGTTGACGCTCTGAAAGAAGACAGAGACAAGTACAAACCAGCCGCCGAAAAACTGCAAGTAGTACAAAAGGAGCTGGACGACCTTAAAAAGACAGCAAGTGGCGACGACTCATACAAGGAAAAGTATGAGAAGGAACACAAGGATTTTGAGGACTACAAGGCAAGTGTAAAAGCCGAGCAGGCAAAACTCGCAAAGGGCGAGGCTTACAAGGCTTTACTTAAAAAGGCGGGCGTCTCTGATAAGAGGATTGACGCTATCGTGAAAGTAACATCGTTAGACGGCATCGAACTTGATGATAAAGGCGAAATCAAGGACGCTGAGGAACGCATCAAAGGAATAAAAGACGAATGGTCTGAGTTCATTGTGACGGAAACCCAGCGAGGCGCAAATACCGAAAACCCGCCTGCAAACGTGAGCGGGAGCAAAAAGACCAAAGAAGAAATCTTCAAGAAAGACGAGCATGGGCGTTATGTACTCTCCGCACAAGAGAGACAAAAAGCCATTGCAGAAAGTCTTTCGGATAATTAGGAAAGGAAATAATTATGGCAGTAACAAACGTTGAGAGCTTTACAACTCCAAGAGATTCACTTCCAAATGTTTACACTAACGTAACAGCAAGAGAAATCGACTTCGTAACACGTTTCGGTGACAATTGGGATGCACTTAGAAACATTATGGGCATTATGCGCCCAATCAGAAAGGCACCGGGCACAAAGCTGGTTTCCTACAGCGCAAGCGTTACACTCGAAAGCGGCGCAGTTAATCCGGGCAGAGTTATTCCTTACAGCAAGGCAACTATTGTTGAGGCGGCAAAGAGCGATGTAACTATCGAGAAATACGCAAAGGCTGTTCCAATTGAGGACGTAAACGCATACGGCGCAGAAATCGCTATTGAGAAATCCGACGATGCGTTCCTCACACAGCTCCAAAACAACGTTCTCAGCAAGTTCTACACATTCCTTAACACAGGAAACCTTACAGGCACCGCAACAACTTGGCAGGGCGCACTTGCAAAGGCGCAGGGTCTTGTGCTTAACAAGTTTGCAACCATTCAAAAGGACGTAACATCCGTTGTTGGCTTCGCAAACATTCTTGACGCATACGATTATCTTGGTGCGGCTGATATTACAGTACAAACACAGTTTGGACTTACTTATATCGAAAATTTCCTCGGATATAGAGTGCTGTTCCTCCTGCCTGCAACACAGATTGCACGTAATAATGTAATCGCTACACCTGTAGAAAACATCGACCTGTATTATGTAGACCCGGGCGACAGCGAGTTTGCAAGACTCGGACTCAACTACACCACACAGGGCGAGACAAACCTTATCGGATTCCACGCACAGGGCAACTATAGCACCGCTGTTGGCGAGAGCTTTGCAATTATGGGTATGGCTCTTTGGGCTGAGTACCTTGACGGAATCGCAATAGTAACCATCAGTGGCGCTGGCGGAGCAACTGGAGCAACTGGAGCATAAACATGAGGATTCTGATAGCAGTACCGACATTTGAAAACATCTACCCCGATACGTTCAAGTCCATTTACGATTTGGACGTATCGGGGCATGACGCCTCGTTTGAGTTCGTGCGCGGTTACGACTGCGCTACGGCAAGAAACAGAATAGCTCAGATGGCGCTGGATAAGGCAACCGATTATGTGCTCATGGTAGACAACGATGTTGTATTGCCGAAAAACGCATTAATCAATCTGCTTGACGACCCAAAAGACGTATGCCTCGGGTACTACGCACATAGAGATTCGGACAATATCTACAGAGGGCGGACTTGTGTATGCAAGCTACAGAAAGAAAATGGCACGCTGTATTTCAACTATCCATTGGAAAGTGAGTACACGGGCAAGGAACTGGCAGGTCTAAAATCTAAAGGCGAATACAAAGTGCGTATACACGGCGGTGGCATGGGCTGTGCGTTTATCAAGACGAGTGTTTTCGAGAAAATCAAATATCCGTGGTACGACTGGGTTAATTACAAGAATCGTGGGATGCTGTCAGAAGATTTATATTTTTGCGAGCAATGCAAAGGAAAAAGCATATTGATATACACAGACACAAGGGTTAACTGTGGACACATGCTCCGGCATGTGCAATTTGCTGATTAAGGAGGGCATCAATGTATAAGGTCATACACGAATTTTTAGACCTCCAAGATGACAGCCGTTATTATGGTGTCGGAGACACTTTCCCGATTCGTGGCAAATCAAAGGAACGGCTTGAAGAATTATCGACACCGAACAATAAAATAGGCGTGCCACTCATCAAAGAAATAAAGAAACCTAAAAAGAAGAAGGAGCAATAGCAATGGGACTGACCGAACTGTGTCAAGAACTAAAGAATTGGTTTGTACGTGACAAGATTTTTGACACGTTCACCATAGAGAATGGAGCGATAGCTGTACCCGACGGTTCTTTACAGGACGGTCAGTTTTTTCGCGTTATAGGGTCTGTCTTTAACGACGGCGTACACCAATACGGCGAAAGCGATCTAACTGATGAGGTATTTACGGGTGCGATATGGGCTATGGCTGTCCCTCCTGCAGTTATAGACTTATCGGAGCGCATTTCGGCATGGGTGACCAAGTACGGGGATTCGGTCTCGTCTCCGTATTCGTCCGAATCGTTCGGCAGCTATAGTTATACAAGAGCTAGCGCGGGACAGGGGAATGCCAATTCGGGTTCTGCACCTACGTGGCAGAGCACTTTTGCTAGCGAACTGAACCGTTGGCGCAAAATATAAGGAGGGCTATATGTCATTACTAGAGGAATTGAGAGACGATTTTACGCTTCTCAATAAGCAGATTGTTGACGACGGCTACGGCGGCTATAAGACTATATGGACGGAGGGCGCAACGTTCGGGGCAACACTTGACTTCGACGCTTCGACCGAAGCCCGTATAGGCGATGTGCAGGGCGCAAGAGACCGCTACACAGTTTACTACCCTAAAATCTTGAACATTGAATACCACGATGTATTCCGCAGGAACAAAGACGGCAAGGTGTTTAGGGCAACGGCAAACGGTGAGGACAATTTCGCGCCAGACAGCGCAAGCCCAGAAATAAGGCAGCTAGCCAGAGTCACGGCAGAAGAGTGGGAGGTTACATCATGACCGCAAGGGAACTGACCGACGCTCTAGATAAATTTCAAGCACTACACTACTTCTGGAGTTCATTTGGAATTCCCGCATACGAATCGACAACGGTTCCCGAAGGGTTAAACATCGGGGACTTTTATATTACGTATGAAGCGACTATAGACAGCTTGGACAGGGCGGTACCTATGTCCGCTTCGATATGGAAGAAAAACACTATGTCGTGGGACGAAATATCGCAAAAAGCGGAGGAAATCTCCGAAGCGCTCTCAAAGGTCTATACCGTTCCGATGCGTGTTGGTTATCTGTACATAACACGCGGAACACCATTTGCACAGCGTATGAGCGATGAGGACGACGCTACCAGAAGAATCTATCTGAATATTATGGCGGAGTATTTGGCTCCGTAGAAAGGACAAAGTATGGGTATGTTTACACTTGTATCAGAAGATGCTTTTGATGAACTGCAGCTTGATGCCGGCGTTCTGTTAAGCACTTTTGATATTTCAAATCCGTATACAGAGCCGTCAAGCGAGCACATTATCGCAACCACAACCGGCGGCATCAACCCTGTATGCGCTCCGTCATATGACGACCTTGCAGAAGACGTGGATAACGTTCCGAACAACATGATGGAATTCATGAAGCTGTCGGGGTGGGATTGCTCCATGAGCTTTTCAAGCATCAAATTCAACGCAGAAAACATAAGGTGGTCGCTTGGCGCTGCAGACAAGGAAAACGGCACCGGCTACACAAAGATCGTGCCGCGCCGCGATCTTAAGCAGGCAGATTTTGCGGACATTTGGTGGGTAGGCGATAAGGCTAACGGCGGCGCTGTAGCAATCAAACTGATAAACGCGCTTTCCACCGGCGGTCTTAATATTCAGACCACAAAGAACGGCAAGGGCACGAACGCTATTACTCTTACAGGACACGTATCACTTGAAGATCAAGAGACAATGCCTATGGAGTTTTACGACATCGACCCACCAAGCGGCGCAACGGGCGCAACATCATAATTGAACAATTTAGGAGGACATGATGAAAAACTTAGCGAACTGCAAACCGTCTGAGTTTCTTGTACAGACCAACAAGATTAGAAAGTCTGTGGCTAAATGGCTTACCGTTACGGAAATTCACGAAATACGTAAACGGCTACCTAAATACGACGACAAAATGGACGCAGAAAAGCGTGCAGAGGTACGCAGGGAACAGATGCGCAAGAACCTTTCGGCTATTTTGGACGCGGTTCTTGAAGAGCACCCTATGGAAACGCTCGAAGTAATGGCGCTTGCCTGCTTCATAGACCCAGATAAGGCAGATGACTACCCTATGTCGGTCTATCTGCAATCTATAAGCGAATTAATAGCAGACGAAAGCGTGCTAGGTTTTTTTACCTCATTGGTGAGTTTGGAGAGCAAAGGTATTTTGACGCTTGCAGATCAATAAACCTTGAACTCCTAGAGCTTTACGGCAGGGGCTATGTTATAGAGCATTTTGCCGCCGAATACATAAAGTATCGGGATGAACGGCTTTACAGGGTTTATGTTACTGACGCACTAAAGGCGATAGCTGAAAACACCACGCACTATTTAGGCATGGACGGAATGGTTGACTACGGGTCGTCATTAAGCGTGCGTTGGATAGATGTTCTCGAACCACAGGAAGAAGAACCTACTGACGACAGAACGTGCGAAGAAATAACGCACGGCATCTGGGAAAGGATAAGGAACGGGCAATGACAGTTTTTGAGCTCGTTGCGAAATTAACGTTAGATTCAAGTGAATATGAAAGCGATCTAAAAAAGCAGACCGAAGACGCGGGCAAACTCGGCGGCGTCTGGGGCAAGATTGGCAAGGTCGTAAAAAGCGGTGCTGCTGTGTCGGCTGTAGCGATCGGCGCAGCAGCAACAGCGGTCGGCGTACTTACCAAAAAATCAGTAAGCGCCTATGCGGAATTTGAACAGCTCAAAGGCGGTGTCGAAAAACTGTACGGCTCTGCTGCAGACGAGCTTATGGGCTATGCCAATGACGCATATAAAACTGCGGGTATGTCAGCTAATCAATACATGGAGCAGGCTACATCGTTCTCAGCGGCACTCATAAACTCGTTAGGCGGCGACCAATCAGCGGCGGCAAAGCAGACCGATGTAGCAATGCGTGCTATTTCGGATAACTTCAACACCTTTGGCGGCGACATACAGAATGTTCAAAATGCTTTTCAAGGTTTTGCGAAGCAAAACTACACCATGCTCGATAATTTAAAACTCGGGTACGGCGGAACAAAGACCGAAATGGAACGCCTTATTGCTGACGCAAACGAGTACGCGGCGGCAAACGGTATGGCGGCGGACTTATCTATAGACAGCTTTTCGGATATTGTCACAGCCATTGACCTTGTACAGCAAAAGCAGGGCATAGCGGGCACTACTGCAAAAGAAGCGGCGACCACTATTGAGGGCTCGCTGAACATGACCAAAGCGGCATGGGACAACCTCATCACGGGTCTTGCTGATCCGAACGCTGATGTAGGGCAACTTGTGGACAACCTTGTTGTTGCTGTTGTAGGCGACAAAGAAGGTACGGGCTTGCTTAATCAGATAATCCCTGCAGTACAAAGGGCGATAGACGGTGTGGGCACGTTTATGCAAGCGGCAATACCTGCGCTATCAAAGCAATTGCCGAGCCTTATACAATCTTTCTTGCCCGCATTACTGCAATCGGCGGTCACGCTTGTTACAAGCCTTATACAAGAGCTCCCGAACATAATTAATATGCTCGTTGAGATTTTGCCGGAGCTTGTCGAAACGGTAATAAACACGTTGACCGATGCACTTGCGCAAGCTATACCAATATTGGTTAAGCAGGCACCACAGATAGTAAAAGCCCTTGCGCGGGGAATTATAAACAGCGCCAAAGCGATAGGCTCCGCAGGTAAGAAACTTATAGCAACGCTCGACAACGCCATAGCCAACGCGATCGCGGCGTTGGGGCGCAAGGTCATATCCTATGCTAAAAAGATACCTAACGGAATTAAAACCGGCTTGAGCAATCTGCGTTCTGTTGGCTCCAACTTGATAGAGGGCTTATGGGGCGGTATCAAGTCAAAGTTCGATGCTGTTGTAAGCAAGGTCAAGGAGCTTGCATCCAAACTCCCTGCAGCGGTCAAAAAGGTGCTCGGCATAGCGTCGCCGTCCAGAGTCTTTATGGAAGTAGGTAAATGGATTCCAGAGGGACTTGCGCTCGGTATAGAAAAGAACGTGGGCGCAGTAAAAGACGCTATGAACGTAATGAACGATGCGACAGCGTTTACACCGTTTAGCAGCCCGTTAAAGGCTGACGGTTCTAACGGCGATACGTTCAACTTTAATCTTAATTATGACGCGGAGGCTGATGCTACCGATATGTTAAGGGATTTAGCTAGAGGCGTACAGAGATACAGAATGGCGGGAGCGATCTAATGGCATCAACAAGCATAACAAAAAAACCAGATAAAACGGTTACGGGATTAGGCGCACCAACCAGAGGGTCGAACGATCATAAAATGACGGCTAAATGGAACGTACCGGCTGCAATGACGAAAAGTTCTAGCAATAGCCGTGCCACAAGCCAATACATTAAGTGGTCGCTCAATGTTGGCGGCAACAAGAAAACGCTTAAAAAGAGCATAGGCATAAGCAAGAAAACTTCGACCATAAACCTAAACAACATAACAATAGGCAATACAACCTACACACGTAGTTCATTTTACCCGCTCGCAAAGAAAACGCTTAATTCTGTCACCGTTTCCGTGCAGGGCAAAAACAGCAAAGGTAAGGGCAAGGCTGTTACACAGACTAGAACGTTTAAAAAACCACGAACACCCGAAATGGAGTGGATAACCTTTAACACCGCAAACGGGCGCTGTGTAACGACCATAACCACTGATGCGGGCGCGGACTATAACGAGCGTTACGACACATATTACAGAGTGACCGTGGTAACTGCAGCGGGCGAAACAATTAACCCGACTACAGGCATAACTATTACGCGCGGGCAGACCGTAACAACGAACGCCGCACCGCAGGGCGCACTTACTAGCACAGAATTTACTCTTGAATATGATGTAAGCGGCTATCAGAGCCTTACTGCAGATCAGTTTATAAAGGTAACTGTTGAAGCGTGGGCAAGGGGCTATGTAGGCGATTCGGGTATTATCTCGCGCACCTACTACGTATCAAAACCAAAGCCGGCAACGATCACAGGCGCATCGGTTTCGTCGAAAGATTCCACGGGCATATATACAGCATTTATTGATACTAACCAAACAGAAGAACATCCTGTTGATACGGTTAGGCTTGAATATCTTGCCAACACGACATATGCAGATGCCGCAAGCATACCTGCTAGCGAAACGTGGGAGGACAGCGGCATCGAGGATAACGGCGATTGCACGTCGCTTTCAATGCCTATAACGGAGCTTGTGCCGGATAGGGGCAAGTATACATGGGTAAGGGTAAAGAGCTTTCACGCTAACGAGGCGGTGCTGTTCACTTATTCGGAATACAAAAATGTCGAGGACTTGGAAACACCGCCGGCTGTAGCTGTAGAAGAACCTATTGAGATACTTTCGGCAACTGCAGGTGAAAACGGCACATCTGCTGTTATTTTACTTGGGTGGAACAAAAGCGGCACGGACGATTCGGTAGGCACAGAACTTTCGTGGTCAGATGAAGAAGACACATGGAAATCTACCGAAGACCCTACCTCTCACGAATTTGAGTGGTCAGACGGGCAGATAACATACGGCGGCACTACCTACCATGATAGCGCCGAGATCGTAATAAAAGGACTGACCGAGGGCGTTAAATACTACATACGTGCAAGGCGCTACTATGAGGGCGAAACGACTTCATACGGCAGATATTCAAACACAGCCATGGTATTAACAAACGAGAAACCTATGGCTGTGGTAGCAAACTGCAGTAAGTACCTTACAGCAGGTGAGCCGTTATCCGTTTATTGGACTTTCAGCGGCAACGGTTTGCAGGACAATTGGCGTATTGAGGACTCAAACGGAACGACCATAGCCGACGGTGAGGGCAGCGAGGGCAGCGCACGCATCAATTGGGAGCGCATTGCTGCGTTGGCTGTAAACAACAGCATAACGCTTCGCGTATGGGTATCGACAGGAAGCAAGCCAAAAGAAAGCGAATGGCACACGGTGCTCATAAGGGAAAAGCCAACACTTACAATTACGGCTCCGAGTACCCTCACGGCACAGCCTTTCAGCTTTACGGCTTCGTCTAACAAGCTGTGTGATCTAGTCGTTATTGTCACATCACAGGGCGCTTCTGGACAAATGCCCGAGGGCTTCAAGATACAGACAAACGGCGATACGGTGCATAGCGATGTATATACGCCAACGTGGGAAAACGGCTCAGCGACCATTACTTTGCCAGACGGGTTGGACTTTTGGGATTTAGGCAGCTATACACTTTCGGTTGTTGCGATAGACCGTGAAACAGGTCTGCGCTCCGATGAAGTATCTGCCGACTTTGGCATAGCGTGGGCAAGGAAAGCGCAAGACCCAGACGCATATGTAGAAGTTGTACCGCTTGACTATCTTAACGAGGACGGCGAGCACATACAGGCGGTGCAAATAAGAATGACCCCACCTGCAGAAAGCGCGGCAACAGATGTATACGACATATACCGTATGGACGGGGCAACCGCGCATCTTATTGGCGAGGGGTTCCCACTTACGGGAATAGCGGAAGACGACTTCGCGCCGTTCAGCAATAACGATGAACTGTATTACAGGATAGCTATAAGAACCGTGGACGGCGATGTGGAATTCGCAGACAAGCCGTACACGCTTGAAAGCAATACGGTACGCTTTGATTGGCAGGGCGGCTCACTTGAGCTACCTTACGGCATAACCATTGGCGACAGCTATTCAAAGGATGTTGAATTCAGACAGCATATGGACGGTAGTGTTGACGGCTATTGGAACCCGAACATAGAACGCAAGGGGCAATACAGCTCGTCGATCATACAGCTTATACAGCCAGACGAAGTAAACCTTGCTAGGCAACTTGCTAGGTATGCCGGCGCTGTGTTTGTCAGAACTGCAAACGGAAGCGCGTACCCTGCAGACGTACAGGTAACAGACCTATCGGTAAAGAACGAAGCAATAACAGCCGTTGCGTTTGATGCTACAGAGGTAGGTCTTACCGAAGAATTTATGCTACCGAGCCCGTTTGAATTGGAGGACGAATAGTGGATTGGAGCAAATCGTACACAGCCACATGGCGGGTGTTCAAAGTAAATAGGAAGACGTGGGCTGACGGTGAAATGCTTAAAAACGTGGATAGCGTAAGCATTTCCCGCACAGCTGACGGGCAGATGCTTGAGTCGGGCAGCATGGAACTTTCCGGCGCATTTGAGACAGGCTACTACCGCATAGCAATGACAGCCGATCAAGGCGGCGAACTGCAAAGGGTCGATGTTGCTACGCTGTTCTTTGAAGCAACAGGCGGCAAGGTCGATTATGGACGCACTATGCACAGCATAGACGGAAGTTCGGTATTATATCCTGCTTATACGACAGCGATCACAACGGGCGAGTATGCACCTAAAGGCGTTAACGGCGCAGAGTATGCCGCTGAACTGTTACGCAAAAGCATAAACGCACCTGTAGAGGTCGAGGGCAGCTTTGTCTTAAATGACTACGTTGTGCATGAACTTGGCGCTTCCGTTATAGAAGCGGCGTGGGCTGTGCTAGATGCAGGCAGGTTCATTATGCAAATAGACGGGCGAGGCGTTGTACATATACGCCCAAAGCCTACAGAACCGTCCCTGCAGATAAACAACTCAAGCATAGGACTTTTATCCAACGGCATAGACTTTAACGCCGATATGAGCAATATACCGAATAGGTACATAGTCATTGAGGACAACAACATAACAACAGCAACGAACGAAGACCCCGAAAGCATCGTGTCAACGGTAAGCAGGGGTTATTTTGTTGATGTCGTGGACACATCGCCGATTTTTGTAAACGGCGAGACCAGAGCAGAATACGCAAAGCGCCAACTGAGAGCATTAAGCGTTTTACGTGACGAGAGGGCATACGTAAGGGAATACGCACCCGACGTTTACTTATATTCTCTCGTTAGGGCATCAATAAACGGCTTGCAAGGTGATCTGCGCGTTGCATCACAATCCATAAATTGTGACAACGGCATAAGCGTTAGTGAAAAGGCATACAGGGAGGTTCAACTATGGTAGATGATATTGCAGTACAGGAATTTGTGAACGCAATAAAAGAACCGCCAACCGATGCCAACACTACATACAGCGCTATCGTTTCAAGAATAGACAACGAGGGCATTGTGTGGGTCAGATTGCAGGGCGGTGACAGAGAAACCCCTACGGCATCTGTAGCGTCAGAAGTCAGCAAGGGCGATTCTGTAAGCGTACAATGGCGTGGTAATAAGCTCTACATAAATGGCAATTACACGAACCCGTCTGCCGGCACGGAAAACGTAAAGCAAGTCGAGGTCGTTGCCGACAAGGCTTTAAGCGTGGCTGATGAAGCGCGTATAGCGGCAGACAGCGCAGTAAACGATGCGGAGCGTGCAAGGGTGGCTGCAGAGTCGGCAGAAGCAGATGCGGCAAGTGCGGCAATGTCAGCTTCGTCTGCAGGTGAAAATGCATCAAGAGCACAGGCGGCATCACAAGCGGCGCAGGCAGCGGCATTAGCTTCGCTTACTACTGACACGATACACTACCTTGCGACATCGCAGGGCAGCGGTGTTACCAGAAGTACAGCGGGGTGGACTACCACGGTGCAGACAATCGACAGTACCAATAAGTATTTATGGACATACCATACGTATACATCTGCGGGCGGCTCTGCAACAGACACAGACCCTGTCATAACCGGCACTTACGGCGAACGTGGTGCAGACGGTACGTCTGTAACTATTCTGGGCAGCTACAACACGCTTGCAGAACTTCAACAGGCACACCCGACAGGATCGCGTGGCGACTCCTATATGGTAGCGGGCGACCTTTACGTATGGAACGGCTCTGCGTGGGAAAACGTGGGACAGATAAGAGGACAGCAAGGCGAGCAAGGCGTAGCCGGCACAAGCGTAACTGTTAGCTCAATATCTTACGCAGTAACTACTACCGAAAGCGAGCCGGCATCATATCCATATTCGACAGCGCCAACCGTGCCCGAGGGTTCGTGGCTTTGGACAAAAATATCGTTTTCTGACGGCACATCGGCGGTCACGAAGTCAAAGCAGGGTGTTAGCGGCACAAACGGCAGAGACGGTACAGACGGCAGGGACGGAATTAACGGAACCAATGGCAGGGATGGCACAGACGGTGTGGACGGAGCAGACGGAATAAGCGTTACCGCCGTGCAACCACAGTATTACTTGTCTACATCCGCATCTGAAGCTACAGGCGGTTCGTGGGCTACCACACTTACTTATGTAATTGGCAAGTTCATATGGACAAGGGACTACATAACATACAGCAATAACACGTACGGCACGAGCACCGCGATCTACAACGAAGCGCTTACACAATCCTGTTATAACGCCGCAACAGCACTCGGTCTTGTGCAAGAGCAACAGGAATACTTTTGGCACGATTCTCTTGGCGCTCACGTATTGTCATCAACAGATACGTCGGGCACAAGGTACAGAACAGACATTAAAGGCGCGGGACTTGAGATAAACCAACTGTCGAGTAGCACGGAAACTTCGATAGCGGCTTTTGGTAGCACTACAAGAGTAGGAGCAGAAGCAGATAAGCACATAACAATAGATTCAAGTGGCTTTAATGTTTATGTGAATTCTTCAACCGCTATGGCATCCGTTTCGTATGGGAACACGAATGGCGAATCTGGAGTACAACAACTGCCGTATTATGTATTTGCGCAACGCACTATCTTTCCTTATACATATGTAAGAAAGTATGGATGTCAAGAAGGCACGTTAACCGATTATAACGGAACGATTTATCGCAGTAATACCGCTATTGCGGCTAATGAAGCGTGGACGGTCTCTCATTGGGACTTAGCAAATGGTGGTTACGCTTTTGCCGAAGGGATGGAGACTATAGCAAGCGGGCACGGGTCTCATGCCGAGGGACATCAAACAATTGCAAGCAACTTCGCTTCGCACGCTGAAGGCAACGGTACTATTGCAAGCTATGCGTATTCTCATGCAGAAGGCAGCGGGGCATATGCTTTTGGTATTTGCGCTCACGCAGAAGGTAATTCAACTACCGCTGAAGGAGGGAGCGCTCATGCGGAAGGACAACAGAGCAGAGCAAGTGGGGCTGGAGCTCATGCAGAAGGCTTCTTAACTAAGGCGTATGGCAGCTATTCTCATGCAGAAGGGCACAGTTCGGAAACAGCAAGTACAGCAGTTGATGGTCATGCTGAAGGATATAATACACGAGCTGAGGGCGGCGATGCTCACGCGGAAGGATTTTATTCTCAAGCAGTAGGAGACCATTCCCACGCACAGAATTGCTATACTGTAGCTAATGGTAATTCACAGACTACGATTGGAAAGTTTAATATAGCGGATACAACCAATGCGCTGATTATAGGAAATGGCGCAAATGAGAATAGCCGCTCCAACGCTTTGACCGTAGATTGGCAAGGAAATGTTGAAGCCGCTGGGGAAATAAGAGGAGCAACATCAAAGACTGTTATAACGGCATTCTCTAGTGGTTGGGATGTATATAGTACAGACCCATCTGCACCGATTACGTTACGCAGATGCGGAAAGGTTATTGACCTCACTGGAGCGATAAAAAATACTACTGCAGTAACGCTTACCAGTACACAAGTAACAATATTCACAATCCCAGAAGGGTATAGACCATCGCAAACAATGACTATACTTTCTCAAGGAAGTTCTATGAATGTGTTTGCGATTCGCATTAAAGCATCTGGAGAAGTAACGTTCGAGAGATATAGAAGTACAAATTCCACGTCAACATCGTATTTAAGCATCGACGCTGGGGCGTGGTTCCCGATTCACGCAACATGGATAATGGATTAATAGCCCTACGGGGCATTTTTTATTGCAAAGGAGAAAGAACGATATGAACAAGGAATTTTGGAGGGCGGCGTTTATTCGAGCCGCAAGAACGTTTCTGCAGGTAATTCTCGCGGTATGGACAGCGGGTCAGCTTATAACCGAAGTCGATTGGAAGTTCTTACTCCTGTCGGCTTTTTCTTCTGCTGTATATTCACTCCTTACCTCGCTGTTAACTAGCCTGCCGGAAGTATCGTACGCAGAGTCGCTTTATGCGCTTGAGAACGTACCTTATGAGGAAGACGAAGACGACGAAGAAGGTGATGAATAATGGCACTTTTGAGCGTCGAGAAACGAAAGGCATATTTTAAAAAGCTAGGGCTCGGCGAATACAACGCAGAAAATATAAAAAAGTTCCAAAAGAAGTATCTGCGATCTAAAGACGTTGACGGCATATACGGCACAGATACCGACAGGCTTTTGCGCCACGTATACAACGTAAAGACCTATACAAAGAACTTCGAGCCCGAGGAATTCAAGTGTGAGTGTGGGGGCAGATATTGCACCGGCTACCCGTCATATATGAAAAAGGTAGAACTCGAAAACCTGCAGAAAATCCGCACCCACTTTGGCAAACCAATGACAGTTACCTGTGGCTTGCGCTGCAGACCGTATAACAACAGCCTGCGAGGTTCAATATCCAATAGCAAGCACCTTACAGGTTACGCGACCGACTTTTATATGCGTGGCGTTACGGACACCCTCGCAAACAGGAAAGCCGCGATCAAATGGATAAAGAAATTACCGAACCATAACTTCACCTATGGCAACGGCATAGACTCGTCGGGAGTTAAGTATTATGCGCCGTATATGGGTAATGCTTTGCATACTGACACCAACAAGCCTGCAGCAACAACCGTAGCAACAGCCGTTGCGCCGGTATCGAAAGCGCTTACAAACAGGCAGAAACTAGCAAAACTAGGGTGGGAATTCGCGTGGCACACAAACACAAAAAGAGCCGCATACCCTAGCGGATCGCCGAAAGACGCATATAAAACGGCACTTAACAAAGCGTTCGGCAAGGATCGCAAATGGTCAACACCTGCAAAGAAAGGCGCAAGCTGTGACGTATATATTGCTACCGACATCAGAATGGCAGGCATCGACAAGAGCGCACCGCGCGGGCTTGGCAGAAGCTATTTTGAGAAGTCAAAGAAATTCAAGACGGTAAAGGTAAATGCAAAGACCATAAAGGACGGCGACATTATTTCTATTATCTGGAAAAACGGAAATCCTCATTGGTGCATGGCATATAAAGGCTACGTCCTTGAAGCGTCATACGGCGACTTTTACCCTAAACGCACAAACACGTTGAAGTCTAGGCTTTCAAAGAGCGGCAAGAGCAGCGTTAAGGTATATAGGGCAAAGTGAGGTGACGGCAATGATAACAATTACATGGCAAGCCTTACTAGGTTATTTCCTTGCTGCCTGCGGTGGTTTTACTTGCGTCTGCGTGGCAGCAGGGTGGTTTATTAAGATAGTGAAAGCATTGAAAAAACCAAGCGACGACACAAAAGACAGATTGAAAAAGCACGACGACTTGTTGGACAACGACAACAAGCGAATTAAAAAATTGGAAGACGATATTGACTATATAAAGAAGACACAAACGCAGACGTTGCAATGCCTGCTTGTCATTCTGGATGAACTAAAGAAAAACAACGATGTGGACGGCGTGATCGGAAAACAGGAGTCCGACATGAAGTCATTTTTACTTAACAACAGATAGGAGGGCATGATGCCACAAATAATTACGGTAGACATAACCCCAGACGAGCGGACTAAATATCGGCGACCTACGCTTAACTTCAGCCAGAACGACGTAGGGCGCGAGCTAGCAATAAACCTGTTTTCTAGGGACAATATCGAAATCCCAAGCGGTGCAACTGTAAAGATACAGGCTACAAAGCCGTCGGGTTTTGGCTTCAGCGTTACCGGCTCTATAACAGATCAGACGGCAACCTTTACTTCTACAGCGGCAATGGCTGATGAGTACGGCAAGTTTCCTGCAGAGCTAGTCATAAGCAGCGGCGGTGTAGTTTTGGGAACAGCCAATTTCTACATAGCGGTCGAAAAGAACCCGCACCCAGACGGCACAACAGACGGGCAGGCGGAGGAAGTAATGCCGCAGCTTACCTTGTTAGTTGAAAGGGTAGAAGCAGCGGCGGCATCTATACACGATCTATCCGTTGATGCTACTACGCTCAGCCCGAATACATCGGCAACGGTCGAGTATGACGAGGAAACCAACGAGCTTTCTTTCGGCATACCGCGTGGCGCAATGCTGACGGCAACCGACGACGGAGACGGTAACATAACACTTGCATTTTCATAAAGGAGCGCAAAATGGTAACTATCACAGAAGTAAAAACAATTCGCAACGGCAAGGAAGTCGTCGAGGGCACCTGCCTTTCAAGCGACACAAAGCCGACAGCTTATGGAAACGGCTCTATCCTTATGGAGATGGATACATCCACGCTCTATATGTTTGATGAAGCCAACAGGACATGGAGGGCATGGTAATGGGTTTTGACATAGCATCCTACATTATGGGCGAAGATGCTGAAAAAGCAAAAGGCGCAATTGTCATCGAGGGCAACCTTGTTGCGGTAGATGACGGTGAGGGCAATATTACTTTAACGGAGGAAACTAATGGCTAATAAAAAACTTAACAGCATAACATTCCCGAATATGCCGAACGACAGGTATTACCTTGATGCCGACAAAGTGAACTACGATCCAGAAGCAACATACCGTGACGGCTCCACAGGCAAGGCTCTCCAGCACAAAGCCGAGATAGACGGATACTATTCCGAAATGTCTGTAGGTGATGCAGAACAGCTTATCTCGTCTATGTACGTGGAAGACTCTGAACCGTACAACTACAGAACTACTGGCGGTAGCGCTGACGTAGGCAACAGAGAGTACATCGATGCTATTGTTGGTGGTACAATAGCGTGGAATCAGTTAATTGCAACAGTAAATAAAACACAGGACGTAACGCCTACAGAAACAAATTGGCAACTCCGAAACATACAGTCCAGCATATTTACAGCAGGGCACGTATATCTTTCAAGCCTTAAAGCAACCGTCCCAACAAATGGAGAATGGCGTGTTAGGTATCCGAGCGTTTCTATTAGTAGTTATACAACAAGTGCGCAAACAATTTTTAAATATTCCGCAGAAGAACCAAATAAGTTCTCAATACAAACATTGGAAACACAGGGCACAGACGCTTTTTCCTTCGATAACATTATGGTGTTCGACCTCACTCAAATGTTCGGCTCAACCATAGCAGACTACATCTACTCCCTTGAACAAGCAAACGCAGGTGCAGGAGTGGCATTCTTTAAGAAACTGTTCCCTAAAGACTACTACCCATACGATGCAGGAACACTTAAGAGCGTAGAAGGCGTAAGTGCTCACGAAATGGTTGGGTTTAACCAATGGGACGAAGAGTGGGAAGTAGGCGGATATAACAACACAACGGGCGAAAAGACAGCCACAACTAATCAAATCAGAAGCAAAAATGCGTTCAATGTGGTTAGTGGAGCGACCTATTATTTCAAAGCGCCAAGCAATGGTTCTGCTCTGTATTTTGATGCTAATGGCAACTATATCGGATATACTTTCGACCTTTTCGCAAATCAGACATTCACCGTGCCAAACGGAATGGCATCAATGAGGTTCAAAATGGCTACCGCCTACGGCACAACCTATAACCACGACATCTGCATCAACCTTTCGTGGTCGGGTTGGCGCAACGGCGACTACGAACCATACGAAAAGCGCAGCTATCCACTCGATTCAAGTAAGGTAATGCGTGGTATCTTCAAACTCGATGCGCAGAACAAACTCTATGCTGACGGTGATATCTACCCACCTAGCGGAGAGTTTCAGAGAAGGTATACTATCGTGGATTTGGGGACGCTGAATTGGGATTATGGTGGGCTATATGCCACAGCACCTTTGCCAACAAATGCAGTTTACTACGATTCACAATGGGTTGTACCAAGCGGAATATGCAGTAAATATGAGAGTCAGGCGATGTTTTATGTGATTAATCCTGACAGCGGAATCGACAAATCGATTTCTTGGTCGAACAATATTATCAGACTTCGTGATAGTGCTTATACAACATCGGCAGAATATCAGAGTGGATTGAGCGGTGTATACCTTGTCTACGAACTTGCCACCCCAACCACAGAAGAAGCAACACCTTACAACGATGTACAGATATGCAACGACTTCGGTACTGAAGAGTTCGTCAGCACAGGCATAGTTCCTGTCGGACATCAGACTCGCTACCCAGCAAATCTGCGTGATAAGTTACAGCATCTTCCAGACCTTGCTGATAACGACGGCTACTACATGATTGGACAGTCCAACAAGCAGATGCACCTTGAACTGTTCCGTATCCCGAAAGCACCGACGACAGACGGAACATACACACTCCAAGCAACAGTAAGCGGTGGAACACCGACATACACATGGGTAGACCCGAACGCAGAAAGCGAGGTAACAAATGGTTAGAATCAAAGCACCGAACGGAAAAAAATTGCGTGACCTCATGACGAATAAACTGTACTCAGAGGTCGTAGTAGAAGATAAGTACGCAGACAGATACGTTGTAGCAGAATCCGAGGACGACCCGATTGTAGAGGAAAAAGACGGCGTAACGCTTACACAGAGAGTCGCCGACCTTGAAGATGCGGTAGTCGAACTGGCTGAAATCATCACGGAGGGATAGCATGGTCAACATTTACGTAAGAAAGATAAAGGCTGGCGACATGACCCTTGAAGATGTACCTGCAAGGTGGCATGAAAGGGTGCGCGAAGCACTTGCTGAATAAGAGTAAATCCTATGGATTGCAAGCGTTTTGTGGTATAATTAAGTGACCGCAAACGCTTGCAATTTCAAGGAGTACAGGACATGGAGAACAGCAAAAAAATTAGTCTTAAAGACGATGAAAGAATGGCAACAATTCCGCTGATCGCACACCAACTTGATATGGCAAGACTCGAAAGAGTCATAAGAATAATGGCAATTATTATCATATTTCTTTTAGGGATAATTGCCTATGACACATATCAAGATGCGCAGTACGATTATTCTGATGTGATTATAGACACACAGGACGGCGGGAATGCCAATTACCTCAAAGCCGGTTCTGACGGAGTAATCAACGATGCCAAGAATAATAGTCCGAGAACGGACACGGAAGAATAAAAAGAAGCTGCGAAAGACCAAAACTCGCATCGTCATAAGAGCGAAAACTGCATGTGTGGTGATAAGGCGATGAAAGTAAATGCGTTTAGTGAGATACCGAGACCAGAAATAGAAAAGCTAATAGACGATTGGGTAATATGCAAAAGGAATTCAAAACGTAACCGCGAGATTCTTAAACTTGCATTACTAGACGGCATAAGTCAAGAACGCATCGCCGAGGAATTTGGACTTTCAACAAGGCAAGTTCAAAACGCCATACGGGACTCACTTAACCAAATCATAAATCATTTATAGCTTGCCCATAGGGATTGTTTCTATTTTCCCTCTCTCCTTTTAGCCCCTCTTCGGAGGGGCATTTTTTTATTGCCTAAAAATTGCGTATAAACCACTTCCAACTTGCCTTTTCCATTCGTGGGAAAGGCTCTTTTTTATTGCCAAAATTTAGGCAAGGAGGTGGATATATGTACATCGAATTCAACAACAACCCCGTTGCCCGCAGAGTCGGTGATTGCGTAGTAAGGGCAATCTCAAAAGCGCTTGGAACTACTTGGGAAGGGGCATATCTCACACTCGTAGTAAACGGGCTTCAGATGGGAGATATGCCTTCGAGCGATACTGTCGCGGGCTCAGTTTTGAGACAACACGGTTTCGTAAGAAAGGCTATTTCTGATTCTTGCCCAGACTGTTATACAGCGGAGGACTTTTGTCGAGAGTTCCCAACGGGTACATACGTGCTGTTCTTTGGCGGTCATGTAGCAACGGTCAAGGACGGCGATCTGTTTGATGCGTGGGACTCGTCGAACGAGATACCACAGTATTACTGGACGAAAGAGAGGTACTAAATGGCTTACAACTATTTCCCGCAGACTTATCAGCAACCCGTGTACTATCCAACGCAACCAAACGCGTATACAACACCGCAAAACGTTGGAACTAATCAGATCAATGCGCAGAACGCGCTGATTTGGGTACAGGGCGAGGGCGCAGCCAAAAGTTACCCTGTAGCGCCAAATACAAGCGTATCGCTTTGGGATTCAGAAGCGAATGTCGTGTATATCAAATCGGCTGACGCTTCGGGTATGCCTAGCATAAAAATCCTTGACTATACCGTGCGCGATACTACCGCTAGAACGACTGAAATTCAGCCTCAGGCAGACTTTGTGACTCATAACGAATTAGCGGACATACAGAAGGAAATCGACTCTCTAAAGGCAAAATTCGAGCGCACACAGGATAAGAAGAACGGAGGCAAAAACGATGGCAAGTGACCTTTTTAACAGCATGGGAGGGTTCGACCCGAACGGCTTTATGAAAAGCCTCAACGAACTAAAGAACAAGGGTGGCGACCCGAATCAGATGATACAGCAGATGCTTAACAGCGGACGCATTACACAGAACCAGTACAACGCCGCTGTTCAGAGAGCACAGCAGATCATGCGGATGTTACCAACGAGCGTACGGCGTTGATGACATATAAATAACACTTTTCAACGAAAGGAGAAATAATATGGCACTTACAGATGACAGCATGGTAATGCCAGTATCGCCAATGTACGGCAACGGCGGCGGCTTCGGAAATGGCTTCGGCGGTGACTGGGCTTGGATCATCCTTCTTCTGCTTCTCGGCTGGGGAAACAACGGCTGGGGCGGTTACGGTGGTATGGGAGGCTTTGCGGCTGACGGTGCGGCACTCTACCCGTGGATGAATCAAGCTGAAATCACTTCTGACGGATTTCGTGATCAGATGATGAACACAAACATCACAAGCATCAGAGACGGAATCAGCGACATCAGCACACAGCTTTGCAACGGTTTTGCTGGAGTAAACGCTGGCGTAGCTAATGGATTCGCACAGGCTGAAATCGCCGCTAACGGAAGACAGATGGCAAGCATGAACCAGAACTTCGGCATCCAGACTTCTCTGTTACAGGGATTTAACGCACTCGGAAGTCAGTTCGCAGATTGTTGCTGTGAGCAGAGGCTCGCCAACTGCCAGACACAGAATATCATCCAGAACGAAGGCAACGCAACGAGATTCGCAGATGCCAACAACACAAGGGATATTCTGACTGCACTCAACGGTGGCATCCAGTCCATAAAAGACCAGCTTTGCGCTGA